GACTGGAGTTCAGACGTGTGCTCTTCCGATCTAAATAACCCAAGGGTAAAATTTCACAAAACTTTCACAAATTCCCCTTGACATTTCACTGCAATGAAGTAGATAAAAAGGTTGAGGGATTCACGGTTAGTCTTAACTTGCTTAGTGTCATGATGTGAAAAGTTCACACTTTATTAACAATTGCCGTTGCGCGTTGTGGTATAATAGTGGTAGGAAATAAACCTAGAAAGGAGCACAATTATGACATTACAAACTTATTGGAGAATGACGTCTGGATGTACTAGGGCAACGCGTTGCCGTTGCTTATACGGTGGTGTTGTGATATACGAAAACCCGTATTGCTTGCTTGACCGTGAACAGAAGGATATTGAAATTCGCAAGGCATTTTACAATATGTTGAATGATACGTTGACTGTTTATGCAACCGATACAGGCATGGAGAATTATACAAGGAGTGTTGAGAATGAAAGGCCGAAACGTTAAGCTTGTGCATCTGTATGTAAAGGACAAGAAGGGCAAAACCTTTGCTGCGTCGATGATGTACCGAAATTCGTCTGACGTTCGCGACCTGTACAACGCTTTGCGCATCTTTGCAGAATGCACATTAGAAGAGGTCGAAAGCGGTTTCCGGCTTACGATGGAAAGGAGAAAATAATGCAAGCTGCTATATTGGTTATTTTGTGGCTATGGGCTGCGTTTCTCGTTGGTTTGGCTGTGGTTTTTCCGGTGGTTATTTTCCGCTGGATGATGGGAGGACGTAAGCATGGCAGGAAAAAGTAAAGCAAAAATGTCCGCCAAACAGGCGGAAAACGTCGCCAAGCTGCCAAAATATCAGCCTTTAAGTTGGGAGCATTACGCGGGAGACGTGGACGACCTGAGCAAGGCAAGCCGTGAGGAATTGCAGCGCATTGTCCGAAAAGCCGCCAAGGCGGCAAACCAGCGCTTGCGCAGTCTTGAGCAGAAGGGCTTGTCGATGGAAAGTCACGCATACAAGTACGCGCAAAGCACTACCGGCAAGGAGCGCCCCCGGTTCAACGAGCGTCCGAAAGCTGATATAATGACGCTGCGTCACCAAGCCGCGCAGCTGCGGGAATATATGACGCTCAAGACGTCCACCCCGACAGGTGTACGGGCTGCGCGTGCCAAGGGTTACGAAACCGCCAAGTCAGCAGGCTTTTCCGGCAGCGTTGACCAATGGGCGGTATGGGTCGAAAAGTTTTTTGCTAAGGTGCGTGAAGGACTGCTTTCGTCTGACGTTGCATATCAGGCTATCACGCAGAACAACACGGACTTGTTGCAAGAAATGATTGAAGAGTGGAACTGTCAAGAACATTATCCGTCAAGGGGCAAGCAGCTTGTTGATTATCTTATGCGTAGGAGAGAATAACAATGTATCAATGCAACGGTGATATGATATGTGATACTGTGCAGGAAGTGCTTGGTATTGTCGGCAAGCCAAAAATTGCAAGTAAGGGCTCACATAGTCGGAGCAAGTATCAGCAAAAATATATAGATATCACTTGTACATTTGATATAGAAACGACGAATACGGACGCTGACGGGTTCGCGTATTCTTGGCAAACTTGTGTTGGCGGCGCTGTTATTGTCCCCCGGTATTTTGAGGACTGGTGTAGCGTGCTGGAAACGCTGGTTGACATATGGCACGTTTCGAGCAAGCGCCGCCTTGTCGTGTACGTTCATAACTTGGGATACGAGCACCAGTATATTGCGCAGATGCTTGCAAGCCGTTGGGGGCTTGCTGACAGCCTATATACCAAGAGCCGTAAACCTCTTTATTTGAGGTATGATAATGGTATCGAGTTTCGGGACAGTTTAAAGCTGTTTCAAAAATCCCTTGCCCGGGCTACCGAAGGCTGTAAGCACGCAAAGCTTGTTGGCGACTTAGATTATACTGTGTATCGCACACCGGATACAGTATTGACAGTACAAGAGTTTGCATATTGTGTTAATGATGTGCTAGGCTTGTGGGAAGCAATTGAACGGCTTAAAACCGAGCGCGGCTATAATCAGGCTACTATCCCATACACTAATACCGCTATTGTGATAGAAGCAGTGCGAAAAGAGATACACGGCGACACAAAGTGTGCTGCCGCGATATCTGCCCTTAAACTCGACAAACACCAGACCGCGCTTGCATATAACTGTATGGCAGGCGGTGATACACACGGTACTAGGTGGCGGGCTGGAAAAACATACCATGATTGCAACAGTTACGATTTTAAAAGCGCGCATCCGTCGCAGCAACTGTTGTGGAAATTTCCTGTAGGCAAGCCGGAAACGATATCGGAAGAACTGGACGAAAAGGCGCTGAAAGTCCTTATTAGTAGTGGTTACGGTTGGATAGCAAAACTAGTTATTATCAATCCGTGTGTAAAACCAGACTGTCCAGACCCTTGTATCAGTCTTAGCAAATGCCCCGACGTTATAGGTTTGGGCGAGCTTGACAATGGTCGAGTATTAGACGCAAAAGCGCTGTATGTATATGCCGATAGTAACGACTATCAGCGCATCACGGACGGCTATATTTACGACAGTATAACGGCTGTTGACACCGTGTTGTTTCAGCTTGATTATCTCCCCGAGTCTTTCCGCAAAGCCATTTATGAAAAGTTCCGTGTTAAGGAAAGCGAGAAGGGCAGTTCAGATTATGCGTTTGCAAAAGTCTGCGTTAATACGATTTTCGGCGCGTGCGCGCAGAAAACAATCCGGGATGAATATTTGTGTAATATTCTTGACGACGGTATGGAAAATGTGCACCATGGATGGCCGGAAAATCTTGAATCTAAGACCGAGGACGATGTAAAAAAGGCGCAGGAGCGGAAGTTCCCGTTTTTGTGGGGTCTGTGGACGGCGTCTTTGTCCCGGCTGAAACTGTGGAGCCTGTTAAAAATCGTCGGTTGGGAAAAGGTCATATATTGGGACACGGATAGTTGCAAGTACGTTGGCGAGAAAATCCCCGCCGTTGAAGCATACAACGATACTGTTCGCGCACAGTGCGTTGCCCGAAACTGCGTTGTCACGCGCAAGGACGGCAGCACCGTGTGCATCGGGGTTGCAGAGGACGAGCACCCCGCCGACCGTTACGGCATGACCGAGTTTCGATTCCTGCACGCCAAGTGTTATGCGTGCAGGGACGCCGACGGAAAAATAGAAAGCACCATTGCAGGCGTTGGCAAAAAGCAGGGTGTGCAGGCTCTTTGTGGCAGCATTGATAATTTGCATGACGGCCTATACATTGCAGACGCGGGCGGGCAGTGTCTTGCTTACCATGATGCACCCATTCACGCCCGCACCGATTTTGCCCGCCCTACCGTGTCCGCGTCGTGGGTTGTTATGACGCCCCGGGAATACCGTGTAAGCGACCCGCGCAGCCTGCTTTACGATTCTGAAATAATGGGATAAGTTCACAAATTGTTAACAATTTGTTAACACATCGGAGCCCCCGTTGTGGTATTATATAATCACAGAGAGGAACACCAAACCAATACAGACAGAAAGGACAATACCATGAAAAACGAAATCATTGATACCTACATAGATAAAGACGGCAACAAGTGGGAAACAAAAATCATGACGAACTTTGCAGGCGAAAAATACAAGGTGCTTTGCAAGAACGGAAAGAAAATTGACAATCTCGGAAGAATTTGGTAAGCCGATACCCCGCGCAAGCGGGTTTCATTATAATAGACAAGAAAGGACAAAACATTATGAAACTGACTGGTTACAAGATGGACGTTGACAGCGTGGCGCGTGCCACCGGCAGCGACCCCGCACAGTACGAGGGGGTGCTTTGATATGGCAGCAACGATTGCAGTTGTTTCCATGTACGAGACCATAGGCGGCAGCGTCGCTGGGCTGGTGTATGTGTATCAGAGCACCGACGACACCAAGACCCTTGTAAACGCCGTGAAAGGGCTTGATGCACAGCAGCCTATCCCGCACAACGCATTCACAAAGGCCGCGCGTGAGGGTTTTCCGTTCGCCCCCACGTTCGACCCGCAGGAATGGGGCGGACGGAACCTTGCGCAGGTCGAGAACGAGTTGGTTTTGCTTGACCATCATATTGCGGATGTGTGGCCTTATAGGCCGTCGGCATTGTACCCCGAAAAGGCGACGCCGACCGGCAAGCAGTTCCTTATCCGCTGGTGCTTCTGATGGGCGGCGCATGGAAAAAGTTTATTCTGCTGTGCATTCAGGCGCGGCAGGACAGATTCAAAAGTTCGGGCGTGTACCACGACGGCAAGCCGTCCTATATTGACCCGGCATTGATTCCGCCGGAAGGGGGTGAAACAGAAGATGCAGGATATCAACAATAAGTTGCACGACCTGCTTGAATGTCTGACAAGCTTTTTCGAGCACTACAGCGACCAGAGCGCCGACCAGCTTGCGACTTTGCAGAATCTCGGAAACAACGTTGTTTCGCACCTGCTGACCATCGAAAACAAGCAGGATACTATCATTGAGCTGCTGCGCACCATCGCAGCAAAATAATCATGTTCCATGTGGAACACTGACTGACAGAAAAGGAGTAAATATTATGGCATTCAACAAAAGCAAGAACGCATCCTACCAGAAAAAGACCAATGACCAGCCCCGTGTAACGGTCGAAATGCTGCACAACCTGCACGCAGTTGTCCGCAACATTCGGCAGGTTGCGGACAACTGTCTGACGTTCACACTGCGCCTGTACGGCATCGACTTGTACAGTATGCGGCTGGTTGAGGGGCAGAGGGGCGCCTTTATCTCCCCTTCCGCCACCAAGGGCAAGGACGGCAGTTATTACGATAACTACCGTGTCTATCTGGACGACGCCGCAAGTAAGGCAGTTGAAGCCGCCGTTCGCAAGGCTTACGACGAGAACATGACCGAATGCGAGGTATAATATGAGCAAGCGCAAAAATGACATTGCGCTTGAGTTGTACGAAGAGCCGGGATGGATTAACATTCCGGCTCTTGCTGCAACTGGCGCTTGGTGTATCGTTATAATAGGTAAACGTCAAGTCGGCAAAACGTTTGGTACTCTCAAGTATATGCTGGATGAAGGAAAGTATTTTCTTTATCTGCGCCGCACCGCGAACGAGTTGCAGGCCATTGCAGCTGACCCCGATTTAAACCCATTTACCCCGCTGCAAAAAGTGGGTTATGATATCGGCATTCAGAAAGCGGGCAAAATCACTTATGCCATTGGTACAAAGCGGCAAGTATCTGAGGACAAATGGGCGCTTGATAAGCGCGTTGCTGTCGGTATGGCGTTGCCGTCGATTGCGACCGTTCGCGGATTTGACGGCAGCGCGTTTTCAGATGTCGTATACGACGAATTTATACCTGAACGCATCGCGGCAAAGCGCAAAGCGGAAGGTGAAGCCGTTCTAAACGCTTATGTTACTATCTGCGGCAACCGTGAACTTGAGGGGAAACCCCCGTTGCGGTTGTGGCTTTTGGCTAACGCGTTTGATATCTCAAGTCCTGTTTTGCATGAGCTTGGATTGATTGAAATTATCAGCAAAATGACGCGGACGAACCGAGAATATATCATGACAGACACTGGCGTTCTGGTATGTATGCCGCATTCTGACAACGTGACGAGCAAGCGCAAACAGACCGCGCTGATGAAGCATCTTGCAGGCAAGGGCGACTTTTATCAGATGGCAATGGAAAACAAGTTTGTATATAACAACCTTGAGAACGTCCGCCCCCGTCCCTTAAACGGCATGAAACCCTTGTTTGATTTTTGCGGCTTGTACGTTTATCAGATGGACGCAACGCACTATTATGTGTGCAATTCGCCGCACCAGCAGCATGAGCATTATAAAGATACGCCGCAGGGCTCTTTGTTGCTTGAGACGAATCACCCCGAATTTCGTGCAATGTGTATGTTAGGGCAAGTCGATTTTGAAACCATTGCTTCCCTGCTCAAGACCCGCACTTATTTGGATATTGACGATAAATAATATCTGTGATATTATAAGGCTGCGGGGGAGCCGCACAACAAGAGCACCCCGGAAGGGTGCGCGGCTGGTTTCTCTTGTTCCATGCCCCCGCGTTTTTGAGTGCATCAACGGCGCATACTGAACGAGCAGGTTTCGCTAAGTCAATAGTATTGGTGCATTCAAAAACAGAAGGGGGTGATATTATGGCAGATGTGTATTATCTGAGCATCGACGGCAACGTCAAGCTGTCTGAGCATTTCCGGTTGCGGGAGTTTGCGTGCAAGGATGGACAAGATTTTGTAGCTGTTGAGCCGAAACTTGTCGCGTTGCTTGAGAACATCCGCAGGCACTGCGACGGTGAAGCCGTCCACATCAACAGTGCGTTTCGGACGGCAAGCTATAACCGCACGTTGCCCAACAGTGCAGAGCATTCACAGCACCTTTATGGACGCGCGGCTGATATCTGGGTGGGGCACTACGACAAGCAGCGCCGACCCGTCCGCACAAAGACCCCCGCACAAGTCGCCGCGATTGCCGAGACGTATCTAGGCGCAAGTGGCGGCATTGGCATTTATAGTACGTTTACCCATATCGACGTTAGGAAAGTTTCCGCGCGTTGGAATGGATAATGAAAGGAGTTTGTTTCTATGAAAATTGATGACATTATCACTCTTGGCAAGATGGGTTTTACCGCCGAGCAGGTAAAGCAGATGATGCAGCTGGAAAGCCCCGCACAGCCGCAGGTGCAGACCCCGACCGCAGCACCTGCCGCACCGGCAGCGCCTGCCGTCCCTGACCCGATGACTACCCTGGCTCAGCAGGTGCAGAACCTGACCGCCCTTGTGCAGGGCAAAATCAACACCCCGCCACAGGCGGGGGTACTGGGCGAGGTGAAACCCGTTACCAGTGTAGAAGATATCATTCTGGGGGTTGTGCAGCCTGCGGTCGCACCGGAAAGCCCCGACTTTACCAAGGGGGTGAACATCAATGTCTAAAAGTCGCACCAATATGCCGGAGCTGAAAGGCATGACCGTTTTCCGGCCTACCGATATCTACACCATCGCTAACGCGCTGGTGAAAGAAGTTACCGGGCAGACACCGACCATCACCGCCGTGAACACAGCATCTCTGGTGCAGGTAGGGCAGATGTGTCTGGACTACAGCATGGAAGGTACATTGCAGGCGCTTTCTAACATGATTGCGCGGACGGTCATTTCCAGCCGCGCGTACTCTGGTAAGTTTACCAGCATTGAGACCGACAATCAGACTTGGGGTCTGTTCGTCCGCGAAATCGCTTTCTTTGCAAGCGATTTTGAGGAAACCAAGTTCATCGACACTGCACAGCAGCCGGACTTGCTGGTTGATGGCAACAGCGTTGATATGTACAAAATCCGCAAGCGGTACCCGCTTGAAATGTTTTACGGCGGGCAGAACACGCTGAACCAGCGTTATACCACGTTTCGCGAGCAGCTGCGCACCGCGTTCACCAGCGAGAGCGAATTTTCTGCGTTCATGGCCGCTATGACGACCGAAATCGCGAACGATATCGCCCGCTGGAAGAGCGCCGAAAACCGTGCGCAGGTGATGAACCTGATTGGAAGCCTGTACAACACCGGCAAAGACGAAATGGTTGTCAACCTGACCAGCGAGTTCAACAAGGCGCGGGGAACCACTTACACAAGCGCAGAACTGCGCACCACCCATTTGCAGGAGTTTCTTTCCTTTTTCGTGTCTTGGCTGGAAACCACGTCCCGTCTGATGGAGAACAGCAGCGAACTATATCACCTGACGCCCCGGTGCACCGACGACGCAGGCAACGAGCTGAAATTACTGCGTCACACCCCCAAGAGTGAGCAGAAGTTGCTGCTGTATCAGCCGCTTATCAACGACGCCCGCAGCTGGGTGTATCCTGCCATTTTCGGCCCCGGTTACTTGTCGTTCGGCAATTACGAGGGCGTGGACTTTTGGCAGAACATCCGCGACAAGTCCGCCGTGTCTGTTGTCCCTGCGCAGTTCGACGTCAACACCGGCAAGCAGGTGACGGGCGGCGCTGTCAATCTGGATTATGTCGTTGGCGTGCTGTACGACCGCAAGACCATGGCAACGACCTACTATCAGGATAGCGTCTATACTACCCCGTTCAACATTTCCGGCGAGTACTACAACACGGAACATCACTGGAAGATGAACTACACGCAGAATCCGACGCAAAACGCTATCCTGCTGTATATGTCCGACACCGACCGCAGCTAAGCGGCAACAGCCCACAAACTGAATGTAGAGGGGGCGGGATAAGTCCCGCCCCCTTTTATATTGTTCCACATGGAACAGAAGGGAGAAAACATGGCTGACCATAACGAAGGTATTGAGCATGGTTATCATGCGCATCTGGGAATTGTGTCGAAGCGTGTGAACAGCACCAAGCGCACGCCGCTTTCAGAGCTGCCCGACCTTTTTCCGTTTTACATGAAACGCGCCTGCTCTATGGAGCACCCCGTGTTTTATGTGCGTTACAATTCGTTAAACATCGCGCCCAAGTGGAATTACTGTTATATTGAAGAGACAGAAGCATATTACTGGATTGAGGATATCACAGCGCTGAACGCCAACAACTGGCAATTTACCTGCACTATCGACCCGTTGGCGACTTACAGCGATGATATCAAAAAGACGAAAGCTTACATTTTATATGGTTTCAACGAGTTCGACGCGTCGGGCGACAGCTATCGCATTGCAGACAGCCGCCAAAACGTGGCGCAGCGCCCGACCGTCGCGACGGCAACCGCAGCCATTGACGGCGGAGCCATTGACGCGGCGACGGGTTGCTATATCCTTTCCGCCGTCGGCAAAGAAGGGGGCGTGACTACCTATGTCATGAAACGTTCGGAACTGCGCAAACTGATAGACAGCATTCAGCAGGATATCACGGACGAAATAGACGCGCTCAAGCCTGACCAGCAGACTAAGAGCACATCGATATCTGCTAGCACGTCTTATCCGAGCTACGAGGGCGGTGGCGGCAGTTATTCGGGTACGACAGTTGAGACTTACGAAGCTGCCGAAACGACCGTGGATAAAGTCGTTAAGTACGCTGCAAAGAACCTGTTGTACGGCGGAGCGGCTACCGAGTGTATCCGAAGCTGCTTGTGGCTACCCATCAAGCATAATATCATCCCGCAGGGTACGCAAAATATCTATCTGGGCAATTATGACACCGGAGTATCTGGCGGCGTCATGGGCGTAAACAGGATGAAGGAAGAAACAGATATTGCCATTCCATGGCCTGTATCAGACTGGAAACGGATGAACTGTCAGATTTTGCTGTATGTTCCGTTCGTCGGTACGGTGGGCATCCCCGTTGATAAGTGCAACAACGCATCGAGCGTTCATGTTACTTGGTGTGTGTCGTTTCTGGACGGTGACGTGTCCGTCAGGGTCGATGCAGGCGAGTACACTTGTAACCTGTCATCCGTCAACATTTCCAGCCCTTACGCTATTGGCACAAGCAATGTCGCAATCAACACCCCCGCAACGGCAGCAATCGCTGCTATTGGTGCATCCCTGTCCGTGGGTGGCGGACTGCTTAGCAGCAGCGCAAGTTCGTCCGTACTTGACATGGATATGCCGATGGGTTACGGGTCGCAGGCATTGCAGCCCGGGCAATCCGGCAAAGGACTTGGCAGCTTTTTGTCAAGCGCGGGCAGCAGTATCATGCAGCTTATTCCGCCGGTGACGCAGTGTGTGGGCAGCATGGGCGGCAACGCTGGCGCGTTGCAATCCATGGACGCAAAGCTTTGCCTGCTGTACTATCCGCCGACCGACGACGCCGCGTTTCAGGGGATGTATGGCCACCCCGTTCTTAAAATTGCGACCCCGGCAGGCGGATACTGCCAAACGCGCGGTTTCTCCTGCCAAGCAAAGAGAGCGACGAGTGCCGAACTTGCTTATATCAACGGCGCAATGGACGGCGGCGTGTTCATCGAATGACGTATTGACACACGCCAAAAATGTGATACTATGAAGTAGAGGTGATACAAATGTATCAGTGTTATCAGGGGCACTACGACAGCTGTGCGTGCGGCACGTTTCGCCCGCCCTCTTTTTCCAGCGACGTGTTGGGATACTGGGAGCGCAGCTTTTTTCAGCGAATGCGCAGCCTTTACAAGTTTTCGGGGTTGCCTGAAGCCGGACAGGGGCAAGTTGGCTGGGACTACGACGCACTGCTGTATCAGCTGCTGCGCATGGGATATGCGGTTGTATTCAATACAAAGACTTACGGCCTTGTTGTTCAGCCGGGATCACCTACTGGTTTCGGGTTGCAATTCCAGCCGCGCGGCATGGTCGTAAACACCCCGTTTTTCCAGTTTGACAGGCCGCTTGAAATCGGCAGGGAATGCGAGGTAATCAAGCTTACGCCCGATTATCGCGGCGTATGGGACGTTATTCAGAAGTACGCGGTCGAGATGCAGCAGGCAGAAACGGCTATTAGACAAGCCGTTATCAACAGCCGGTTTGCTTACGCTGCTGTTGCAAAGGACGACAGGGTTAAACGTACCATAGAAGCAATCTTGCAGAAGCTGGAAAACGGAGAACCTGCCGTCACAGTCAACACCGACCTTGCAAGACCCATGGGCGCAAAGGACGCCGAGTATCAACTTCCCATTTTCCAATTTGACCGTGAACTGGCAAAGAATTTCATTTTGCCCGAACTGTACGACGTGCGCCGCACTATCCTTACGGATTTTTACCGCGAACTGGGCATTCGAGTACAGCCGGACAAAAAGGAACGGCTTGTCGTCAACGAAAGTGTTTCACAGGACGCCGAGACGTTCAACCGTCGCGAGGTCTGGAAAATCTCTCTCGACCAGTCATTGGAACGCGTTAACGCTATGTATGGTACCAACATCCGAGCCGAAATCAACGAACCGCCCGAACTGAATGCGGAAGGGGGAAACAAGAATGCCGATGTACAACAGCAGTCTTAGTAACCAAATGGGCTTGACGGCGAACACAGAAGCATTGCTTGCGTTCGCGCCTGACCTGTTCGCGGGATTCATTGTTCCGCTTGGCATGGACAGACAGCTTGCAATTAACGTTATTCGTCGGAAACATGGTTTTGCACCCCTGTACCGACCTGACCCCCGCTGGATGATGAATGCTATTCGGGACTGGACGCGCGAGAATATGCCCATCTGGGAAAAGCTGTATAAAACGACAGTCTTGGAATATAATCCCATTTGGAATACCGACGTTACCGAACGCACCAACGATGTCAGAACTGTTGACCGTGACACGACTAACGATAGCACAGCCATTGACCGAGCTAAGAGCAAAGGCACGTTGGGAAGTTTGACCACCGGCGACAGACACGAGGTTACCGAGGGCACCGGACACGAGGAAACCCACGGCACCAGCGCGGAGACCGGGCACGCCACGACCCACGGCACCAGCGCGGGCACCAGCCACGAGGAAACCCACGCCACCGGCGAGGGCACAAGCCACGATGAAACCCACGGTATCAGCGACGGCAAGACCCACGAGGAAACCACCGGTAAATCCGTGACCGATACCACAAGCACCACGAACACTGTCACGGACACAACCGTTGATGGAACCGACAGCGAGACCACCGACAGCACCAAAAAGCTTGACCAGACAGTGACCCGTGATATCTCCCCGGAAAACGCGCCCGACTATCAGCCCGACGACCAAACGCACACGGTGGCAGAAGAAACCTTAAAGACGACCACCGAGGGCAAGCACCATGAGACGACCGGGGTAATTGGTAACACCACCAGCACCGGAAACAGTACCACCAATACAAGCGGCACGAGTGACGGCACGACCCACGGCGAAACATGGGGCACCGCAGACGGTAATACAACCAGCAAATCCGACAGCACAACGGACGGTACGACCACCGGCGAAACATGGGGCACCGAGGACACGCACCAGACCGGCGAAACCTACGGGACGACCGACAGCCGCACGACAGGCAAGGCCGACGAGGTGACCAAGGGCACCCGGCAGGACGAAACCCACGAAAAGAGCATACGGCACGCTGACCAGAAAGAACGCGGCACAGAGGACGTCACCGAAACTTACAACCATGGCTGGATACGCCAAGGCAATATCGGCGTCACCACCACACAACAGATGATTGAAGCGGAGCGCGTTACTGTTGTATATTCTGTTTACGAACAGATTGCAAACAGCTATCATGCAACCTTCTGTCTTGATGTGTACTGACGGGGGTGACGTCGTGGAAAGCATTATTTCAGCCGTCATTGCTGGGGCTGTTACCCTGATAGGCGTGCTTATCGCCAACAGCCGAAACCAAGCCGTGACCGATACCAAGCTTGAGGAACTGACCCGAGAGGTGCGAGAGCACAACAATTTTGCACACCGAGTTCCAGTTCTCGAAGAAAAAATTAACGTCGCAAACCACCGGATAGGTGATTTGGAATATATTATCAGAGAAGGGAGATCACACCATGAATAAGTACAAAATTTCCGCTGCGACCGTTGCAAGAACCGCCTGCCTACTTCTGGCACTGACTAATCAGGTGCTTTCTGCCTGTGGCAAGCCTGTGCTGCCCATCGAAAGCGAGACTGTGGAACAGCTGGTATCTGCGGGCATTACCACCCTTGCGGCGCTTGTGGCGTGGTGGAAAAACAACAGTTTCACCACCAACGCAATCAAGGCCGACCAGTACATGAAAGACCTTAATAAGGGGGTGTAATCAATGGCAGATTGCTACACCAGCGATATCAACACCAGTTTCATTGACCCGAACGCGGCACCCTATGCAGCCCCCGGCAACCTGTACCAGTATGATTTGTACTGGATTGTTGACCAGCTGCGTAAGATGCTTTGCAACGAAGAGGTGCTGCGCAAGCATGACCTTGAGCAAGATACGCACCTTTCCGGGCTGGACGAGTGCACTGCAAATCTCAAGACCGCGTTCGACGCGCTGGCTGAAAAGCTGGCAAAGGGCGACTTTGCAAAGGGTGATTTTGAGAACTGGGCAATCGAGAATATGCCCGGAATCATTCAGACCATGTGCAAGTTCGTCTTTTTCGGCCTGACGGACGACGGTCACTTTGTGGCCTATGTTCCGCATTCGTGGGAATTCCTGCATTTTGATACCATTCTGACCCCGGGCGACCCGAAATACGGGCATCTTATCATGTACTACTAAGAGAGGAGATATAATATGTCTTGCAATAACTGTAATGATTTTCCCATTTCCTGTGCACCCAAGGCACCGGGCGGCGATTGCTGCCCCAAGCCGCAGCCGCCCAAGCCCTGCCCCCCGCCTGTGATTCGTCCGGGCACTTCTCAGTATATCGGGGCACGGTACGTTCCTATGTTTGCCGACCCCGTGAATTGGGATAATGAGCGGGCATATGAGCCGCTTACTATCGTCGTTCACAACGGCGATTGCTACACAAGCAAGTGCTTTGTACCTGTCGGCGCTGATATCACTAACGGCCTGTACTGGGTCAAGTCTCAGGACTACAACTATCAGTTCGACCAGCTCAAGCAGGTTGTCGCCGACCTGTCTAAGCAGGTAACGGCGTTCGCGGGCGACAACGCCAAGTTTACCGAGCTTATCAACAACTTCTCGACCGAGTTCGCCACGATGCAGACCGAGTTCAACAAGTGGTCTGTGCAGTTCCCTACCATGAATGAGCGTATCGACGCCGCAGAAGCCGATATCGACGCTTTACAAGCAGCTGACGCCGAGACGGCTAAGACCATTGACGGCCTGAAAAAGACCGACAGCGAGCTTGCAGGACGCCTTGACGGCCACGATACCGATATCGAGGGACTGCGAGCCAAGGACGTTGAGCAGGACGGCAGACTGGACGCCATCGACGCCAAGAACACGCAGTACGATGCAGACATCGCGGCGTTGAAGGCCAAGGACGCCGACCAGCAGACGCAGCTGGATACCATCAAGGCCAAGGACACAGAGCAGGATACCCGCCTTGACGGCATCGACACCAAGCTGGCGCAGAACACGGCAGATATCGACAAGAACACCAAAAACATTCAGGACAACGCCGCGAACATCGCCGCAAACGCTCAGGAGCTGGCAGACCATGCCGAACAGCTGAAAGACCATAATGCACGGCTTACCGCGCAGCAGAAGGAAATCACGGACAACCGCACAGCCATTGAGCGCAACACAAGCGATATTGCCGGGCTGCGCTCTGACCTGACCGAAGCAGAAGCAAACATCGCACAGAATGCCGACGCAATTTCCCACATTCAGGAAAAGGACACGCGGCAGGATGAGCGTTTGGATTCTCTGGAACAGCGCACCACGACCGCCGAAGGGCGTCTGGATGGGCTGGATACCAAGACCGACGCGACCAACACCGCACTGACCGAGGAAATCAGCCGCGCAAAGGCCGCAGAGCTGGCAAACGGCAAGCTGATTGCCAAGAATGCCAAGGAGCTTGCCGACCATGAAACCCGTATCACGGCACTGGAAGGCGACAACACCACCAACAAGCAGGAGATTGCAGATATCAAGGCCAAGAACACCGCGCAGGATACCGCCATTTCTGGCAATACGGACGCAATCGCGCACATCAACGATTCCCTTGCTGGGTATGTGAAAACCGAAACATACACGGCAGGGCAGGCCGCACAGGATACCAAAATCACAGCAGCGCAGGCCGCAGCAGATAAGGCTAACGCAAGCATCGGAGACTGGGAAACCGACCACCCCGGGCAGACCATCAGCGAGTGCGCGACATCTCAGGAAAACGAGCTGACCGAACACGCGGGAAGCATCGCAAAACTGGAAACCGACAAGGCCGATAAGACCGCTATTCCTGACGTGTCCGGGTTTGTAACCACCGAGACTTACGACGCAGGGCAGGCCGCACAGGATGAACGGCTAGATGCTCTGGAAAGTGCACATCATTATGCAAATATCGAAGAAGCAATCAAGGGCAAGGGCTATCTTAACATCGTAGAATCTCATGCACAGTTTGCCTTTAAGCCTGCCACGAGTTCCGCCAAAGCTAGCGTCACGCTTGCGTCCTCTGTTGACTTACGCATTCAGCTGACCCCTGACACGGTTATCGATGATACCACAACTACCCCAACCGGCACAATCACTGTTTCTCCGAATTTCGGCTATATCAACAAATCTGGCAACTACACATCTTTCCCCGACGGCCTGTTGTTTTCTATCATGTCCGCCCGTTATTACCCGGCAATTCACAACATCCAAATGACACTGACGCAAACATCGCAACCAGTTTACATTGACGCAAAACCCGACACCAATCTGCTTTTCTGGAATTTTTCCGCATACTATCTGTAACGGCAAGGCCGGGGCGCAAGCCCCGGCCTTTTCTTGTATACATTATCGACGTGAGAACACCGCCTTAAAGTTAGTTCAACCTTTTTATCTACTTCATTGCAGTGAAATGTCAAGGGGAATTTGTGAAAGTTTTGTGAAATTTTACCCTTGGGTTATTTAGATCGGAAGAGCACACGTCTGAACTCCAGTC